AAAGTGATAGCTTCTGGGCTATCGTTAATAGTGGAATAACCCTTTTCCGAAGGGGCAGCCAAAGCACCATAAATAAGATGTAGTTTGTATCCGTAGTCGGTACCATCAACATCATTACCAAATGCGGTCTTATAAGAGAGACCAAAGACCTTGCGGTTCTGCTGTCCGATCATGACGCCAGGAGCGATTTCGGCAGAACCATCACACTGAGCAAATTCATCAGGATAAGTATAAGCTTCGATAGTGGCACTGAACTCCTCGGTAGATATAAGATTAAGATACTTGATATTATCAGCATAAAGCGGTGTTGCTTCACCACCAGAAGGACTTTCGGTAACAGATATAAGACCATTCCAGGCAACACCATTAGAATATTCGCCGTCTTCCCCCCGAATATAGAGAACGCCCTGATTTACACCGGTTTCGTAAAAACGCTCACCGGTCTGATCCCAAACAAGTTTAGACATATTTGTATCCTCCTTTTTAAAATTGTAGAATGAAAACGTCATGATTGAGGTTATCCGATTCGAAATGTCGATTAAAACGACAGGAGGGTAAAGACGCAACTTTACCAACAATAGGACTATCGGGATCCTCATCGATGACAGTTACAGAATATTTTCTTTGAGATAAATAAACCCCGTCATTTGCAAATGTGTTCTCGATATCTTCGAGACCGTAAACAATGGCGGGGTATTTCATTTTAACTGACTCAGGGGGTTGAAAATACACATTTCGACTTCCGAGTAATTCCTCTAACAAAGTCTGTAGTTTAAGCCTACTGGGCATTGTATACACCCCCTATAGACAATATTAGTCTCGGGTACTGAACTTCGACATTTGTAATCTTCCATTTAGCACCCATAAACTCAACGTAGCGCATCGAATGAAAATTCTGATTGGCAAACGGATCGGCTACAATGCTGATCTCATTTGCAACATTGATGTTGTCGTTGAGTTGGTCGGTGGTCTGAAGTCTACGAGTATTTCGGACAAGTTCGCCGTAATACATTTTCTCGGTAATCTGCTCCTTCCACACTCCTGGCTTTGTTTCCACCGTTTCAGCATAACCAATTACTCCGTACCATTTTGCCATTTTGAATTCTCTCCTTTGTTAATTAACCTTCGGCGCCTTCAGTCACAAGTTCCAAAGCAATAGCGGAATAAGGCTTAATCAAAGCACCAGAGCAGCGAGTCTCAATAAGGTACTTTTGAGCATTGTAGTCGATATCGAAATCGTCGAACATGTTAACGGCTCCACCTTTATCGGCACCGATATTGTAATCGGTCAAGTTGACGATAATACCCATAAGACCATATGTAGTACCATTGTCGACTCTGCTGAGATTTTCCATTACTGGAACAGTTACGATTTCCTTAACGCGAAGAGCAGTAGCAAGTTTCGAAACAGAATCGTAGATAACTCGACCAGTGGTGTCTTCCATAAGCAGACAATCGGTAAGAACGTCCTCAGTGGTGTACAGGGTTGGTTCGCCGGAACCCTTGTAGTTCTTGCGGGATTTAATGGCTGCACGGATAAAAGCCTTAGCCTTCTCGTAAGCTGTGGCATTAGCAGCAACAGTTACAGGAGCTTTGATAGTATACAGATCATCATCCTTCCAAATAGGACGAATGTTCTGCTCGTTGATCTTATCATCAGAAGAGCTAAGACGACCGTCACCGACAAAAATGGCTCTGGCAATTTCCTCATCAAGCATCATACGCATTTCGGATTTGAGCCAAGCAACAACATCAAAATCAGTGATATCAACTACATCATCACGGTCCAGCTTCTGCTTTTTATAGATAGTGGTCGGAGTAGTAGTACGCTTCAGCAGAGTGAATACTTCATCCTTCTTCAGATTACCCTTGATGTAACCTTTAGCTCTAGCATCATCCTCTGTAATATCGGCCAGAATAGATTTAATACGGGAGAAGGGAGTGTGATGGACGGAGTTCATAACCTTCTGAACCCATCCCATATCTCTCTGAATGAACTGAGGGGTATTTGTAACATTCTTTGCATCAGGGAACAGATAGTCAATCTGCTCGATACCGTGTGCGAGAACACTGTCTTTAAGACTTCCATAACGTTTAGCGTCGGCGAAGATGGCTTCCAGGTCGGAATGACTAAGAACATCCTTCTTAGTATCTTCCTTGTCAAACACATTGTGCTTCATAGTTTTATTTCCTCCTTTAGAATCGTCATTATTGTTGTTATCTTCGGACTCTTCTTTTTCTTCAAGAGCCTGTCCGATCATTGCATAAACTACCGTTTTCTGTTTTTCGGTAAGAGTGTTGAAGACGTCGGCAACGGTTTCCTCGTCTTCAGATTTTTCATCAACTGGTTTATCTTTCTTTTCATCGGCATGAAATAGAGAAATGTCTTCACCAGTATAGATAATAGCTTCATCATCAGACTCTTCGCCGTGACTCATGACAGAATCAATAAATGCCCCGGGATTTGCTCCTGCCAAAACAAGACTAACCTCACGAATAGCTCCATGTATAACATTAGAACCCTGCTGTTTCAATTGATTTGCGTAAATGGAAAGTGCAGATACATCCCCATGTTCAACTAGAAGCTTTGCATTTTTACCTGATTCTGTTTCATTTAACTTGCAATACGCATAGACACCCTCATCGCGGTTCTCAAGCAGAGCGTGCCCAAGAACATTTAGCGGGTCATTGTGCTGGTGATTCCATACAAGAGGAACAGTCTGCCCGTCATTATGTTTAAATGCGTCTTTCATGATGGTTCTTCCATCAGAGCATCTAAGATTATTACGGGTAGCCCAGCCACTGAAATCAAAGGTCTTCATTTTGAATTTTCCTCCTTTCTTATCTAATCAGACCAACTGAAAGTCCAACTAATTGTAGAATTTTCTTTCAATTTATAACCAATATCTGCCTCAACGGTTACTACAACATCCACATC